GCGTATCATTCGCTGAAGTCGCTGGTCGAGTTTAATTAAAGTCCCACTAAATAACAAAAGGAGTTAAAAAAAGAAAATGGCCAAAGCTTTTACAGAAAGAAACATAACAGAGTTTCGATCAAGAATGACTGGTGGTGGTGCAAGATCGAATTTATTTGAAGTTGAAATCACCTTCCCAGATGGCATTGGAATTAGCGAAAGTAGCGTTAGTGATAAAGTTCCTTTCCTTGTCAAAGCTGCTGAAATACCAGCATCAAACTTAGGAAACATCCCTGTTCCATACAGAGGTCGTGTTCTTCCTATAGCTGGAGATCGTACCTTTGATCCTTGGACAGTCACAGTTATCAATGACACTGATTTCTTAATCAGAGATGCTATGGAAAAGTGGAGTAATTCCATTAACGATATTCAAACAGCTCAAGGTTCAATCAACCCAGAAGTTTATCAAACAAGTGCGAGAGTATTTCAAAAGAGTAGAGAAGGAAACGGGCCTTCAGACACAGAAAAAGATTTAAGAATCTATAAGTTTGAAGGAATTTATCCAAACGTGGTTAGTTCTATTCCTCTTGATTTTGGTGCAACAGATCAAATTGAAGAGTTTCAAGTAACATTCAACTACTTGTTCTATGAAGTACAAACTGCTGGCGGATTAACTTTAGCTGACTAGTTGATTTTAATCATAGTTTAGGTTATAATATAAATACCTTTAAAGGTATAAGAGTTATACTATGGCACAATTATTTGGTTTCTCGATTGATGATTCATATAAGAAGCCTGCACCATCAGTAGTCTCACCTGTCCCTAAAAACAATGAGGACGGTGCGGACTACTATTTGGCGTCTGGATTTTATGGGCAATATCTTGATGTAGAGGGCGTATTTAAAACAGAATATGATTTAATTCGTAGATATCGTGAGATGGCACTTCATCCAGAAGTTGATTCTGCGATAGAAGATATTTTATGTGAAGCTATAGTTGCAGATCAAAATGATTCACCAATACAAATTGATCTTGAAAATTTGAATGTAGGGCCAAATATTAAAGATCTTATTCGCTCAGAGTTTCAATATATCAAAGAGATGTTGGACTTTGATAAGAAAGCACACGAAATATTTCGTAACTGGTATGTAGATGGAAGAATATACTATCATAAAGTCATAGATTTAGAAAAACCAGAGGAAGGTATTAAGGAACTTAGATATATTGATGCACTTAAAATTAAGTATGTAAGAGAACAGAAGAAAAAGGGCGGTGCAAACGCAATACAATATACACCAGGCAATAATCCAGGCGCTAGTAATGATCCACTAAATGCAGATTTTGAAGGTTTAACAGAATATTTTATATACACTCCTCATTCATATCAAAAAAATCAATATGGTTCTGTTGCAGTTACTGGACAGCAGAAAGATGCAGTTAAGTTTGCTAAAGATGCTATTGCATATTGCACATCAGGTTTAGTAGATCGTAATAAACAAACTGTTCTTTCTTATCTACAAAAAGCAATTAAGGCACTCAATCAATTAAGAATGATTGAAGACAGTCTTGTAATTTATAGATTATCAAGAGCTCCAGAGAGAAGAATATTTTATATTGATGTTGGTAATTTACCAAAGGCGAAGGCAGAACAATATCTTCGTGAAGTTATGGCAAGATATCGTAATAAATTAACTTACGATGCAAACACAGGTGAGATTCGTGATGATAAGAAATACATGTCAATGATGGAAGATTTTTGGCTTCCTCGTCGTGAGGGTGGTCGTGGAACTGAGATATCAACATTACCTGGCGGACAAAACTTAGGAGAACTTACTGATGTAGAGTATTTCCAAAAGAAACTTTTCCGTTCATTAAATGTTCCAGAGTCTCGTTTAGCTGATAATAGTGGATTTAGTTTAGGTCGTTCATCAGAAATATTAAGAGATGAACTTAAATTTACTAAGTTTGTTGGAAGAATGAGAAAGAGATTTAGTAATCTTTTTCATGATATACTCAAAACTCAATTGATTCTTAAGAATATTTGCACTCCCGAAGAATGGGAACAGATGAGTGATCATATTCAATATGATTACTTGTATGACAATCACTTTGCAGAGTTAAAGGACGCTGAATTAATGAATGATAGATTAGGACTTGTCGCAAGTGCTGATCCTTATATCGGAAAATATTTTTCTATTGATTATATCAGACGTAAAATTTTACGTCAGAATGATATGGATATTGCAGAACAGGATAAATTAATGGATGCAGAAAGAGCTGCAGGCATGATTCCGCCAACTGAACAAGAGATGCAGATAGCACAAATGGCAATGGACGCAGAACAAAAAACTCAACCAAGTAAGCCTAAGAGTGAAGTAGAACCAGAAGTCGATACAGATAATGTCGAGGCTCCAGAATCTCCCAAAGGTGGCGAGATATAAATAAAACATAGGTATAGGATTTTTATCTCATGGATGAATTAATGAACTTGATGATTGCGGATGAATCTCCATCTGAAATTAGCGATTCAATAAAAACTCAACTAATGCAGAAGGCTGCCGCAAGAATAGATGCTCTTAAGCCTGCGGTTACAAATGCGA